ATGGCGAAAGCTGGGGAGATCATGAAATCTGGAAAACTGTTCACGTTGCTGTCAATTAAGGAAAACAATCTTAAATTGCCGCCGTTACCTAGCAGCGTGAAATTGCCCCTGTGATACACACACGATTGTCCTGTCCAAGGTGTCCAAGTTGTCCAACTTTTAAATTAACCGTGGACGCTTTGGACAGGTTGGACACCTTGGACAGGGTATTAGAGAGGATCACCCGTTCGACGCTGCAATTTTCAGGATTTAAAGAACAGCGATTGTCTCATTTTGAATCATGCTGTTTAAGGATTTACTTCACATCCCGCAACCGTAATTGTGCGAACCGGGAACGTTCCCCAACACCCGGAGAAAGCCATTATGACCCTTCAAGAAATCCGCGAGCGCCGCACAGCAAAAGCGGCGGAAGCACGCGCCATCGTCAACAAGGCTGACAGCGAGAAGCGTTCGCTGACCAGTGACGAATCGGCCACGTTCGACACGATCAAAGCTGAAATCATCGGACTGGAAACGCAGGAAGCTCGCCAGCAGTTTCTGGATGATGCCGAGCGCCGGCAGGCTGGCACTGTCATTTCCGGCAATGGTGAGCATGGTTTGGGCGAGCTGGAAACCCGCGTGTCACTGCTTCGCGTGCTGCAGGCCGGAGTGGAGGGCCGCAGCCTGGACGGTGCGGAAGCCGAGTACAACGCTGAAATGGAGCGACGCAACGGCCGCAAGGCGCAGGGCGTATTCATGCCGTTGCGCACGATTGAGCAACGTGTCAACACGGCCGCCAACTCCGGCGCGATCATCCCGACTGACCACCGCGCGGACCAGTACATTGGAGCGCTGCGTAATAGCCTGCTGACGCGTCGCCTTGGCGTGCGCGTGCTGTCCGGCCTGAGTGGCAATGTGTCGATCCCGAAATACGGTTCCGGCGTTACAACGGGGTGGGTTGCCGATAATTCCAGCTTGAATGCCAGCGACATGACGCACGGCAGCGTGACACTTTCGCCGAAGCACGCCGGTTCGCTGTCGGAAATGTCGCGTTCGCTCATCATGCAAAGCAGCCCTGATATCGAGCAGCTTTTGCGCGAGGACATGGCTGCCGGGCTTGCGACCGCGCTGGACCGCGTGACCATCGGGGGCGGCGGCGCGAATGAACCGGCCGGCATCATTGCCACCCTTGGCGCTGCCAACGCCACGCTGGCAACTCCGACCTGGGCGGAAGTGCTGGAAATCGTCAAAGACGTGGAAGTTGCCAACGCGCTGGGCGTGCATTCGTGGTTGTTGAATCCGGCTGCAAAAGCAAAGCTTTCCGGCACGTTGAAGGTAACCGGCGATGCAGGCGCGGGCTTCCTGTTGGAAGGCGGCAAGATCGGCGACCACGCGGCCTATTCCACCAATCAAGTGCCGGCCGCTGCTGCAGCGGGTGCCATCTTCGGCGACTGGTCGCAGGTGCTGCTTGGCATCTGGTCAGAGCTGGATGTTCTGGTGAACCCGTACGACTCCACGGCGTATGCACGCGGCGGCGTGATGGTGCGGGCAATGGCAACGTGTGACATCGCCATGCGCCACATCGAAGCGTTCCAGTACGCAGACGACGTTCCGCTTGTCTGAACGTCCGCAACAGCGCACCCCGCATAAGTGGCGGGGTGCGTCTTTGGAGTGCTCGCCATGATCGAAAAACGCGCAACAGCCGGCGTGACCGCCAACGGCCGCAAGCTGACGGGCTACATCGCCAAATATGACAACGCCACGCGCATTGGTGGATTTACCGAAGTGATCCGGCGCGGTGCGTTTGCCGCGTCGCTTGCGTCCGGTCGGGACGTTCTGGCGCTTGCCGACCATGACCCATCGCGCGTTCTAGGCCGCACGCGTAGCGGCACGCTGGAACTGCGGGAGGATGCCGAAGGGCTGGCTTTCACGTTGCAGATGCCCGACACGCAGGCGGGCCGCGACCTGGTTGCCCTGGCCGAACGTGGCGACCTTGGCGGTTGCTCATTTGCGTTCACGGTGCCGGAAGGGGGCGACCAGTGGAACGGCGACACACGCGAACTGCGCAGCGTGGAATTGCAGGAAGTGTCAATCGTCCAAAGCTGGCCGGCGTATCCCGACACAGAAGTTCACCTGCGCTCATTGCAACCCGCCAATCAATTGGCCGTGCTGCGTCTTTGGCTGGAGACTTGCCGATGAAAATTTTCGACATGCTGCGGGGGCGTGCTGAACGGCGCGACGCTGACCCGTCATGGTCAGCGCTGGCCGGTGGCACCGCCAGCACCGCAGGCGCGTACGTTGACGCCAAATCGGCCGAGTCCATTTCTGCCGTGTATGCCTGTGTTCAAGCCCTGAGTGAATCGACGGCATGCCTGCCGTTACACGTCTACCGGCGCACCGACACAGGCGACCGTGAGCGCGCGGATGGTCATTGGTTGTCTCGCCTGCTGGATCGGCCGAACGCCTGGCAGTCCGGAATGGAGTTTCGCGAGTCGCAAACGGCGGCAATCCTGTTGCACGGCAACGCGTACGCACGCAAGGAGTTCAACAGCGCCGGTGAAGTTACCGCATTGCATCCGTTGCACCCGCAGCGCGTGGCCATCGTGCGCCTGGACGGTGGACGCTACCGATACGACTACACGGCGGACGACGGAAAGATGGTGCGTCTGCTGCCGGAGGAAGTCCTGCATCTGCGCGACCGCACCGAACCGGGCAGCATCGTGGGCAAGTCGCGCATTGCCATTGCACGCGAAACGCTGGGCCTGTCGCTGTCGCTACGTGCGCACGGTGCTGGCGTGTTTGGCCGCGGTGCGCGCCCTGCATCCGTCATCACCAATGAAGGTAAGCATGATCTGACAACGGAACAGTTGAACGCGGTACAGGCACGCTTGGAACAGTACGCGACGCCAGCAAACGCCGGCAAGACGTTGGTTATGCCGCGTGGCCTGACGTATCACACGGTCGGATTGAGTAACGAAGATGCCGAATGGTTGCAGGCAATGCAGTTTGGCGTGACGGAAGTTTGCAGGCTGTTCCGTGTACCGCCAACGTTGGTTGCCGAGCTGACACATGCGACGTTTAGCAACATCACGGAACTTGGTTTGCAGTTCGCACGTTTCAGTCTGCAACGTTGGTTGACCTGCTGGGAGGAAGCTGTCACTCACCAGCTGCTAGGCCCGATCGCGCGTGGGCGCTACTACGCGGAACACAGTTTGGAAGGGCTGCTGCGTGCGCAGCCGAAAGAACGCGCAGAGTTCTACAAATCCGGCATTGACGCTGGCTGGCTTGACGTTGCCGAAGTGCGACGGCTTGAGAACTTGCCGCAACGTGAAGTTGACGGCAAATCGCTGGCAGCTGGTTGACACCTAGACCGCCCACTTCCGCACGAAGGGAGATTAGTCCCTGTATAGGTTACTCACGGCCATGACAAAATTTACCGAAAAACAGCAGGCGTTCATTGACAGCAAGGCTGCAGGCGCAACGCACCGTGACGCGGCGATAGCTGCAGGTTACACGATGGCATCCGCCAACGTCCGCGCGTCTGAGCTGATGCGCCGGCCTGACATAAAAACGGCAATCAAGGCTGCAGGCGTGACCATCACGCCTGACAAGCACGCGATGCCGCGCAAGCATTACGCCGACGCGCTGCAGTTCATGGTTGACACAATGAACAGTCCGCAGATGCCGGTGGCGATGCGCTTTGAAGCAGCCAAGGCGTTGCTGCCGTATCAGCACGCGCGCCTGGGCGAAAAGGGAAAGAAGGAAACAGCCAAGGATCGCGCGCGTGAAATTGTCGGCAAGCCGAAGTTTGCACCGAAGGGCGCGCCGCCACAGTTGCGCATTGTTGAATAGTGCGCGGAAACGAGCGGATCGGGCCGCGCGTGATGGTAACCCCGACCGCTGGCGGATTAGGTGTGAGTGCTGCCGAGAAAATAACCGCACCAGCAGAAACGGAGTAGAGTCCCGCGAAACTGCAAAGCCCCCGGCAATCGTCGGGGGCTTTTTTTATTATGCGGTGCAGATCAAATTATTGACGCTTTTCGTGCCATGGCGCTCACGCCAGAAGGCAAGCTTCAAGTATTCGGTGTCGCGATTTTCTTCCGGTAGTGAGGTTTACGATGGCTCTTGCATATGGTGCACTTGCAAGAGTGATTCGTAAAATGTCGCGCACCCACTACATAGTTACCAGATTTGTCAGCAATTTTGAAAATCTTATTGAACAAAGTATCTTCGCCATTCTCAATATAACGGCGAATTGCATAACTGCACAGGTCCGCAATTTGCACCATGCTTGTGAGGCGGCTATCCACGAAAAGTGGCGTTTCGATGATGTAGTTTATCTTATGCCATAGAGTTCCATTTGCATGGAACGATCTCATCAAGTCAGTATGCTTAGTGGCCACGGTCTGATTGTTATCATGGACTAAGAGTCCATGATCCTTGACCCCGGTGCTCTGAGATAGCCTTTGCAGGTATTGCTCAAACCGAGAGATTACTTGTTCGAAGGCTTGTTCGTCGATTGTTCGCCCAGTTTTATTCGAATCTTGATATATCTTATCTATGGACTCGAAGAAAAGTTTGGCCTCGGCCCAAGTTGACACTTCATCTGCGATGGCCTCGACAAAAGCTTTTCTTTCGTCAAAAGTGAGATGGATATACGCCTTTGTTTTTTCGTAATTCTTCTTGATTTGCCTGTAATGCTTACTGTTTCCTGCGCGCTGTAAAGCTAGCAAGTGCGCGTTTCGAGCCATTGAAACTTGTCTGATGCGATCTGCATCGACGAGATTTTCAAAGTGAGGGATTCGACTCTGTTCCAGATAGGGTCTTAGAACCCATGCTGTATGAAGCTCTGCGCCGCCTAATCTATATCTCACCATGATGGCGGATATTCTCGAATCTGCCTCCTTCCAAAAGTCGATGGGAAGGGCGATGCCGGCGAGCACGAAGTGAGAGCTGTTGCCTGGCACAGCTGATGTGCCGGATTCGTCGATGTAGCAAAGGTGCATGCTCGCTTCCCCAAACGGCAGGCAAAAAAAAGCGACTGGGATCGCGGCTTAAAGCCGCGAGTTGAGGCGCTTAGCGACTCAACCCAGACGCGGATTGGAAGATAGTGCCACATGCACGGGGTGTCAATGACTTTTTGAATATTTGCCGAGGGGCATAGCAGATTGCGCTGGAGATGTACTGTCACACTGCAAATGGCCGGGTCAAAGCCTACGAGAGTCTAGAGACCCAAGGTGACCCTGAAACAGAACATCCCGCCACGGTGGGCGGGATGTTGGGAAAATCAGATTTACTCGCGTAACTTACTGATTTTATTAGTACATTGGCGGAGAGAGTGGGATTCGAACCCACGGTAGTGTTACCACTACGGCAGTTTTCAAGACTGCTGCCTTAAACCGCTCGGCCATCTCTCCAAACTTGTTCGCGATCTTCTGCGAGGGTCGCCATGCTATCAGGAACGCTGCGGCGGGTGACCGTTTGGACGCTTCTTCGACAGCGCCACCAGACACCCCACCAGAATTGCCACCGGGATCAACGCGCCCAGCAACGGGAACAGCAGCACCGGTTGGCGAATCACCATCGGTACCAGTTGCGTGGCGCTGGCGAAGGCGATGATCCACAGGCGCCAGCGGCGGCTGTGACGGGCGAACCAGAAGCTCCCAACGACCAACACCAACGCGATGACGGAGAGCATCAGGTCGACCTTCGGCATCTGCCATACAGTATCGAAACTCAGGCGCATGCCGATCACCGTGACCAACACGATGAGCAGGAAGTAGCTGGTGTAGAACTCGACCTTGTCCCAGGTGCCGCGCACCGGTGCCACGGCGTTCATGCGATGCGGTCCAGCCCGGCCATGTACGGGCGCAGTGCTTCGGGCACGTCGATCGAGCCGTCGGCGTTCTGGTAGTTCTCCATCACCGCGATCAAGGTGCGGCCGATGGCGAGGCCGGAGCCGTTGAGCGTGTGCACCAGTTCGGGCTTGCCGGTG